ACGCCGCCCGAGGAGCTGAAGTCCGGGAGGATGGTCCCGAAGTAGTACTGGCCCGGGGCCGCGCCCTGCGTGCCCAGCAGCGACGGGTACAGGTACATGTTGCGGGAGAGGCCGTCGATGGCGGCGGTGTACGTCTGGGCGGTGGCGGTGTCGTAGAAACCGCTGAAGTCACCCGACGCGTCAGGCAGGCCGGCGACCCAGACGAGGTTGGCGTCGCCCAGGGCCGTGACATCGACCTTGGCGACGGTGAAGTTGATCGTCCAGTCAGCGACGAACGCCAGGGGGGTGGCGACCTGGTTGCCGGAGACACCGCCGCCGCCGGGGCCGGACAGCGCAAGATAGACGATCCCGTTGCGACCGTGGATACGGCTCACGAACAGTCACCCTTTCAATGGTGAAGTCGCTGGCCGGCTCCAGGTGCAGGTACACGCTGGCCTCGGGTGCTCGTCTCCAGGGTAGGTGCCGCTGTGAAGTCCTGCAACAGTTACTCGGGCGGTCGCCACCCGTGCTTGATCAGGAAGTCCCGGAAGTCGCCGCGCATCTCCACCCCGGTGCCGGTCACGTCAACAGCGGACGGCAGCAGGTCGAGCAGGAGCACGGGCTTGCGTTGCTTGGCGTCGAACAGGAGCTTCATCGAGCTGACCATCTGCTCCAGGCGGAAGCCGTCTATCTCGACGCGCTCTTGCCCCGGCGTGAGGTCGATGACGATCTTGCCCGGCTGCTGCGGCGCGGCGTTAGGATTCGGCACGGGTTGCCCTCTCGATCTTGTGCTGGCACGGGCAGTCAGTGGGGGACTCGCACGCTTCGTGGGCGATACGGGCCATGTTTTCCTGGCCGAGCGCGAGCTGCAAGCCTGCGTACTTGCAGTAACGGCAGATCATCAGGTGATCTCCAGATCGTCCATGATGCCGCACACGGCCTGCGCCTGGTTGTCGAACGTGCGCTCCTGGATAGCCTCGCGCGCCTTGTCCGCCAGCTTCTCGCGCTCGGCGTCATGCCCGACGTACCAGCGGATCAGCTCCTCGGCCTCGGCCGGCCCGCTGAACTTCGGCAGGAACGGGAAGGTCTCGTCGGACTCGCCGCGCGGGTCGCGGATGAAGAACAGGCCGCAGGCGGCCATCTCCACCTCGCGCGGACCCATCGCCCAGCCCTCGTACTGCTCGGCGGTCTCGCCCTCGCGGCGGTAGAAGTTGATGCCCATCTTGCTCATCCGGTAGATGCGCGCGGCCTCGGCGTTGTCCACGCACTCGCCCGCCTTGTGCCCCAGGTACCTCAGCAGCCCGTGGTACTGCGGCTCCAGGTGCTCCCAGCCGTTGCCGCCGAGCACAGTGTCGATGCCGTCGAAGTTGATGCCGCTGAAGAACTCGGCCCGCGACTTGAAGATGGTGCCCACGAACGCGAAGTCGATCTCGTACTCGCGGGTCTTGGCCGGGTAGTGCACGTCGGAATCGTAGGAGTGCGGGACGTAGGCCACGGGGGCGCGTTTCTGCCACTTCTCGATGTTCACCGGGTCGTTGATCAGGTTGAGGTTGGCGAACGCGCCGCGCTGCATCTGCTCCTCGTCCTGGTAGGGGCTCTCGGTGTGGAGCATGACGATCTTGATGCCCCGGCTGCGAATCAGGTGGAGCGTCTGCGCGGTGTGGTAGAACGCCGAGATGAAGAACACCACGTCGGGCTGGAAGACGAAGCACTCCTCGAAGATCCCCTTGGTGGCCATCTTGGCGATCATCTCGGGGTCGGGCAGGGCCTTGTGGTGCGGCACGAGCCCGTGGGAGCAGGGCCTGGCGTCATTGTCCGGGAAGGCCGCGAAGCCGTAGAAGGTCAGGCGCTCGTTGGTGTTGTAGACCTTCACGTCGTGCCCTTGCGCCTTCAGGGCCTTGATCCACCCTCGGGACACGTCCGCCACGGAGAAGTCCGGGCCGGGGTGAACTACCAGGATGCGCGACATCAGTCTTCCGCTTCCGCCAGGGGCATCTCGCGGCCAAGACTGGTCGTGAATTTCATCTTGAAATCAGTCACGGGTATCTCCTGCCCGTCAGGGAGATACAAAACGGCGTTCGTGATGATTACCATGCCCGACATCCTACCTCGCGGAAACTTCCCAGTTGAATCGCGCGCCGAAGTACATCGCGCCGGCCACGTCGATGGGGCCGTAGTTGTCGATGATCGTGGTCTCGCACCACTCGACCGTGCCGCCGAGCGTGGGGTCCATCGCGATGGCCATGGCCACCGACACCGTTCCCGCCACGTTCTCGAAGCCGAGCCACTGGTCGAGGTTGTCCTGCACGTTGGACACTGTGTCGGCTCGCGCCACGATCAGGTGCCCGGCCAGCGTGAACTCGGTGGGGCTCAGCGGCCGGCCGCCCGCGTCCAGGTGGCTCTCACCGAGGCAGACGGCGAACTTAGAGACCGGGCTCCTCGGGATCACCAGCAGCGTCGGCGGGTTGATCGTGTCCAGCGCCTCCGCCGACGTGCTCAGCGCCGGCAGGGCGTTCGCCGCCACCTGGGCCGCTATCGACGCCCGGATCGACACAAGATCGGCCATTGCGTACCTCTTCCACGTGCGCTTTCAGGTGCTCGATCGTCGGGTGGGTGCCGTGCACTTCCCGGTGGTGCTTCTTGCAGACCGTGTAGTCGCCCGCCGGGTACGAGCCTACCCGCCAGCAGCCGTGCGTATGGCAGTTCGCCTTGCGCGCGTGCTGGTAGAGCAGGCCGAGGATGCCGGTGATGACCCCGAAGCTCCAGGGGAACACCGACCCGAAGCCCGACCAGTAGTTGTAGTTCGGCGGGGTGCCCGGCGTGTTCCGGCTGCCGGTCTCGTAGGCCGCCCAGCTCTGCCAGGTGTGAAACCAGTAAACAAGCGCCGCGCTGCCGAGGATCACGATGACGGCCAGGAGCAGCGGCCAGAATCGCCTTACGTATCCCATCGGATTTCCCACGCCTCTTCGACCACGGTCTCAGGATCGAAGTCCTGCTCTGCCCCCCAGGATACGACCCGGCCGCCCTTCAGCAACAGCGCCGCGTGGTCCCCGCACTCGGTGCGGTAGCCGATCACCAGGTTCTCCGCGAGCTGAGAGGCGAATGCGCCGTCCTCCCCGATCCGCTCGGTGTAGCCAGTGAGATGCACTTTGTACGGCCAGCCGATCTCCCAGCACGTGTACAGCACCTGCTCGATCAGAGGCTCGGCCGGGCACGCGTCGGTAAGCTCCTGGAGCAGCCTGGGCGTGATGGTCACCGACCGCATCTTCTGCACGTGGTTGGCCACCGCGACGATCACGCAGTTAGGTGTGAACTCGTCTCCCACCCACTCGATCGGCCCGGTCTTGGGCGGCTGGCCCATCATCATGCCCCACGGGCCGTAGACTGCCGGCGCGGTGCGCGTCTTGGAGGGCTTGACGGCCTTGGCCGCCTTCAGCCCGGCCTGGTTCGCGGTGGCGGTGATGCTCTTGGACAGCGGCGTGGCCTTGCCCGGCTTGGTGGACCTCCCCGCCTTCTTCGCTATCTTCGACACCTTGCCGTAGAACGCGCGCTGGAAGTTCACCGCCTGCGCCTGGGTGACGGTCCGCATGACCGCCGCGTGGGCGTACTTGGCCTCCCCGGCGCGGGCGAACTGGGCGCGGCCGAGCAGCGTGGCCTGATGGTACATGCGCTGCTCTACCCGGCTCTGGAGCGCGGCGTTCTGGTGGCCGAGGCGGGACTGGTTCCAGGTCTGGCGCATGGCGTAGGCGGCCACGGCGTTCCGCCGCACGAGCGACCTGGCCACGGCCAGCTTCTTGAGCGAGGCGTACGCGGCGTTCAGCCGGTACTTGCGGAGCCCGGTGGCCGAGGAGTTCAGGAGGGCCTGCTGCCTGAGCCGGCTGGCGGTCGCGGCGAAGGCGGCGTTGTACGCCTTGAACTGGGCGGCCGACAGTTGCAGGCCCTTCGGCCTTGCGGTCTTGGCGGCGGTCGCCTTCCGGGTCTGCGCCGGCGCTTTCGCCTTAGCGGCCATGCCCGCCCCCTCCGCCGTGCACCGGGTCGATGTGGACGGGGAAGGACCCGCCGGGCAGGTGGCCGCCGTGAGACTGCGGCTTGTGGTCGTCGTCCCCGCCCCCGTGGTCAGCGCCGTTGTCGTCCGGCGCGTCCCCGTCGTCCAGGCCGTCCAGCACGTCGCGCAGGGCCTTCACCACGTCAGCCAGGCCGCCCTCTGTCCTGGTGTCGAGCCGGTCAGCTATTGCCTTCTGCGTTTCGCGATGTTCCTTCCAGGCACGCCACGGCCGGGCCAGCGCCCCGAATGCGGCGGCCAGGATGACGGTCACCCAGAAGGCGACGGCGGCCTTCCAGAGATTATTGGCTACAAGCCACTCGAAGATGGCGTTGTAGTGCACGGCTCACGCTCCGCGAAGCTTCCTTGCCATGGCCAGGGACTTCTCGTTCGGCTGCGGGGCCGCGAGGGTGCTGACGCCGGGGGCCGAGGTGTACTGCTTGGCGATCTCCAGGATCGCGTCCGGCGGCGGGTTCGGGCTGATCTGCCCGGTCGCCTTGGGAGTCTCGTCGGCTTCCCCGAGGACGGGGAACAGGTCGGTCGGCTCGTCCATTACGCATCTCCTAGCGCTAGCCTGACTTCTTCAGGGTAGTAGGTAGCGACAAACTGCACCAGGTCGGCAACGCGCTGTCCCGGAACTTGCGCCTTGGCCCACAGCTCCAGGTTCTCCGGGCGATTGTCATCACGGATGCCGTTCTTGTGGTGCACGTTCTCGAACTTATAGAGTTTCCGTCCAATCATCTGTTCCATGATGTGCCTGTGCTCGCGCTTAATCTTGCCGTCTACGAAGATGATCCGATACCCGTTCTTGTCGGTGTGACCCTCCCCTTTAGCCCGCTTGTGCGCAACCGGCGTACTCGTGTCAGATCCGCGAAGGTAGCGCTTTACGTGGACCTGGCAGAATCCGTGTGCAGAGTGCGGACGATCGCAACCGGGAGATGAGCAGACATAGCGCGGATCTACGATTCGCACCTCCCCTTCAACTGAGCCCCCTGACGCTGCGCGCTGGTAGTGAGCGCCGCATAGCTGCTTTGCCACAGCAGGGCGCTCGCATTCGGCCACAGCACAACCAGTACCGGGGTTGTATGCCCGAACAGGCGTGTTCAGGGGTTTGCCCGCGCGCTGGCGCTGGTAGTGAGGACTGCACAGGCCGTTCGCGACAACAGGTCGTTCACAGCCTGGTTGCGTACACGTATTTCTCATGCCACCGAGCGTACCTGATGGAATTACTGAGAAACTACACCCCCCACTTTCGACGGGCGTTCACGTATTTTCTCAGAAGCTCAACCACCCACGGATTGCTCTGGACTCGGACGAGTCCCGTTTCGTTGCTCCCGGCCATGCCCCACGGGGTGT